TAATTGTATGGTATAATATACATAACGATAGTTTATTGAAAAAAACAATGTTATGTCTAAAAAGAAATCAGAACATTATGTTAACAACAAGGAGTTACTCGAAGCACTGATTGTCTACAGGGCAAAGGTTGCTGATAGTTTCAGAGAGATCAACGGTAGAGAACCTACTAAGGCAGATAGATCTCAACATTGGCCAGGTAAACCACAGATTACTAATTACTTGGGTGAGTGCTTCCTTAAGATTGCAACGCACTTGTCCTACAAACCGAACTTTGTGAACTATATGTTCAGAGACGATATGAT